GCCAGTTCTCGCAGGCGAGCTTGGTCATTTGTCCGGCCCATTTTTCCTCCTCTTCCCGGTACATGAGTTGCAAGGGTCCGAGCATCTGCTGATTTTGAGAGATAGCAGTTTGCTGTCCACCAAAGGTGTCGATTCCAGGAACGTGTTGACCCATGCTCGCAGGTGAGATTCCAGAGTGAAACTGCATGTCTTGCTTCTTAGCACCACGCCAGTTCCAGACATCCGGCGAGAGCTGTCCACCAGGTAACCATTTAGCAACCTGGTCAAGGTTTCGTTGTCCAAGGTTTTTCACCTCGATCATGTATCCGGCGTCGTTGATGATATTGTTCTTGTCGAGCTTCTGCGTATCCGCGAGCAAAACCGGCAAAGTGTTGTAGTCCACATGGCGCAGAATAAGGCGATCAACTTCATCGACGAGCATCTGGTCGGGTAGGAGATCGTCGTCACCGTCTCCCCAGAATCGTCCTTCCACATGGATATGCTTAAAGTGTGTCCAGTGATCGTCCATACTCTCGTTTCGAGATTCGAGTAGGCAATCGTCGGCTTTGGCGGCATAAATTCCATCTGGAAATTTCTCCCTCAGCTCATCGTCGAAAAAGTACTGGTTCGGCCGTATCCATCCCTGAATTAGTGTCGTCTTCTGCTGCGTCACCGCTCGTTCGTACCAGCCGGGGTATTGCGTCGGATCGGAGGGAAGTTCGGGAATCGCCTGCTGGTAAATGAGACCAATATCTTCCGAGGTGTTGACCGTTTCGGTCGAACCGTAGGCTGACGTTCCGCCGCCCCCGAAGTTCGCTTTCGGGAACGTGGCCTGCAAGGATGGCGCATCGACCATCCGAACTCTTAATAGATAAGGAGCTTGCCAGAGGTTCTTTACCGAACTGCGTACGTAGACTTCGAAGGGCCACACGACGTCACAGATTTCCTGCCCTTTGGGGTAAGCGGTTTTACCCACGAGTTTAGGAAGCCGGGCCGAGTTAGCTGGAACATTCTGTACTGGCATTTGAGCGGCAGGACCGCATGTAGGACAAACAGACTGCTGTCCCTCCCCCTGCGCTCCGCATTGCGGACATTGCCAAGACCCTGCGTCAAGCTGCACCTCCACATCCTCGAATACCGGGGCGGTCACAAACCCGTAGCGCGGATCAACCGAGTAGTAGGCATAGCGGAAAGAGTTGCCGAAGATTCGAAGGTTTGTCGCTTCCATCGCCCGGATCGCGTCGTAACCGATGTTTTCCTTCATCATGGCGAGCGTCGCGCGGGCGGCTTCGGCCACGCCCTCCGCCTCGACATCGGCGCTCGTCGGCTGCGCTACGAACTCCGGGGCGGTTTGAACATACATCGCGGCGCCGTACCTGATGTAAGCACGATAATCATTGGCTGCAAAACTGTATTCGGCCTGATTAACGCCGATGGAATCAAAAGACATCCCTGTGTCGCTCAAGACATTGTCGTGGTAGCCGGTGAAAAAAAGATGGTTGCGGAACCACTTCCTGTGAAGTTGTAGTTTCTCGTACTGGGCCTGAAAGTAGAACTGATCGAGGAGCCAAAGGATGCGTTTGTAAGGAGTTTCCCACTCGGGATAAGACGCGAAAATGTCGCGCTTCGTCTTGGCCAGCGGGCTTCGAATTTGCTTCGGTGCGCCCTTAAAGAGTTGCCTGATTCCGGCCAGTAGACCGGATGGAGAGTTACCCACGTTTTACCTCACCCATTCCGGCGCGTGGCATTCCGGGGATATTAAAACGTACGGCCGTAGGAGCTTTCTTCATGTGCTTCAGTCTGGACACGGCTTCCTCAATCTTCTCGGCAATGTCGGCCTTCTTCGCTTCGCCCGTCAGTTCAGCGATCGGCTCGATATCGGGCAAGGGATTATGTCCCTGGCTGACGAGCAGGCGGTCGATCAGACCCTTCTGAATCGCTGCGTTCTGGTGTTCCCTGAGCATTAGAATCACCGCCAGTACGACGATGCAAATAAACCAAGGCAGGAGCGACAGCAAGTAATTCAGCACGGGAATAATCCTCCCAACAAGATTGGTCTCCGAAATTGTCAGCCATCGATACCTCCGCATTTCGGGCATTTCCGGCGTTCGGCGCCGATATGTCGGTCAACCGATACTCCCAGTTCCGGGTCATAAATCTGCCCGCAGAAGTGACACCGGACGTGCGTCCCGTAGAACTTCTGCACCGGAACCTTGGGCACTTCGGCTAATTCCTTCGCCTCTTGCGAGATTTGCGCTTCGAGCGCCGTTTTGGGAGTGTCTTCAGCCACCGGTCAAACGCCTTTCGATACTCCGAATCGACATCCTGCAATTTCACTTCATCGAATACGACCGTCTTAATTCTGACCATCGAGCAGCTTCTGGGCTTCGCGCCATCCGAGGATGTCGTCGTCACGCCACAAAGAGCACACATCTCCGCAAGCCACCGTAGTTTGCAGCGCCCTACAGAATCCCGTTGGCGAATCCCATTTCTCGGTCCCGCCATCCACGAGGTAGTGGTCACAGTCGTCACCCCCGTCGCATCCTCCGCAGTTGGCTCCCCCGTGCTTCTGGCCTACCTTCGGCGCGTTAATCCACACGAGTCCCATATAGTCCGGGTCACCCGAGGTAAGGTAGTCGGGGTTCTTCGAGATGCCGTAGGTATGCATCGAGCAGCACGGCCAGTACTCAATTTGGCTATGAGTGAGGTTAGCAATTCGCGTGCGAGGGCCAATAAGAGCGCAATGCTTATCGCTGCGCAGAAAAACGCAGTTCGAGCAGGAGGACGGCTCATGATGCATCTCCTCGGCGGTCGTGAACAGGGCTTCGCCCTTGGTGGGGATCAGCGGAGTTTCGACATCGGGAAGGGATTTGGCGCGACGCATGGCGTTTATTTTCTTGAGATGTCCCGGCCCGTAGACCGCGAAACCGCCGTCTTCGATCTCAAGATTCGCTCTCGACACTAGGCGTCGTCCTCTTGAATCCAGATCACAAAGCGTGTTGCCGATGGGAATGTACCACTACCGTCGTCAAAAATATAGGGTAATAGATTCGTGGTATTGAATTTTTGCGGAACGCTGAATGCGTAATCTTCGTCGGGAACGAACAGAATAGGCTGCGCAACGATCTCATCCTGCTGCGAAAATGGCTGCTGTACCGTTGTCTGAGGCCAGACGGAAGTATGAAGCTGGTAATCCTCGTCGGGCTGGAAGACGTATTCCGGCGTGTCGAATAGAGGTTGAAAGGCGACCGGATAAACGTATCTCGGAAACGCCTGCCAATAGTCCTCATCCTCGATGGGCGTCGTGACCGGAGTGACCGTTTCATCCGTATCGAGAAAGGGAAGCGTGACATAATTTTTTGAACAGACGGGAGCAACCGGATTCTGCCAGTACTCTTCCTGCGGAACGGTGACCGGTTCATCCTGGGGCTGATGCGACACGGAAATGGCTTGCGCGGTTTGTCCGGCGGTTAAAGAGAGAGACGCGGCAATTGCTATGGTAGCTCCGACCTTCTGTAAAGCCACCCACCAGTCGGAATCCTCATCGCCCGGCGTTTTTCTCCAGGTGATCGCTTCATCGGGCTGGAACTGATAGATAATCATCAATACACCGTAATGAATGGTTCCGAAGGTCTAGGTCTCGGTCCTTGCCAGTAATCTTCGTCAAGGTGATTTGCGGCTCCCGCCTGACTGAAAACCACCACGATCTGCGCCACGGGGTCGCCTGCTCCGCCTTGACTTCCGTCCGCCGTTTGAGTTCCTCCGACCGTCGCGGCCTTGAACTCCGACATTCCGGATGTCAAATCGGCAGTGGCATTCTGTAATAGGGAATTCGTGAAACTCGCTCCCGCGGCGAGCGTAGGTCCGCTTGGGGCATTGTATACGTAGAAGAATCCAACGACGGCATCCCCGGTAACCGCGGTGCTTGCCGCTGTCGATACACTGAGCGTCGTGCTATTGGCAACCGTTCCCGTGGTTTTCGGCTGTCCCGTTGTGGCGCATCCCGCGAGTTCCCAGATTTGCAGGATAATGTCGTCGGAATTGGCGTTGTGCCCGGTAACGGTATTGGACCCCGCGTGGCAGCTTTGCACGAAATCGACTCTGGCTTCGGCCGCATTGCTCGTTCCTTCGATCGTCGTGGCATTGGAGATTGTGTTGGTATTGTTATCGGTCGCGGCTCCGGCCTGGCCAGCTGAAGCGGTTAAAGCTCCCGTGCAATAGACGAGTAGGTTATTCGCGGTATTCGGGGAAGTGTAGGCCAGGGTAACGGTTGTGACGCCGGAACTTGTGGTGCTGCGGCTTTGAACGAAGGTGGCGCTCAACTAGTGGTCACCAGAATCGAGCAGGTCATAGGCTTACTTAGAACCATGACTACCTGACATTGCTGACCATCAAGCGGTCCTACATCCACCCGAATGGAAGGATTGCGAGCCAGGCCAGTGATTAGGTTATTCGGTCCGCCTTGCCAGGAAAAGCCATGATCGAAAATCCATCCTCCCGATCCATCCGAGCGGTTCAAGGTGAACGACATGGTTTTTGCCTGGTCGATCACGTCGAGGGGAGAAATCACGAACGTAGCGGTTACGTTCGCAATTCCACTCGGCACGGTGAAGGTCGGTGAAGTGAATGTTCCGGCTCCGAATAGCTGCACGGAAACATTGAGTATTTCGGCCACACGCTACTCGGTGTGTTCGGCCGAAAATTCGTAAGTCAGGGATGCCGTGGCCGAAGCCGCGACCACATCTACCGAGGGAGCTGTAGTCACTACCGGAACAATCATCACGCAGGAGTCCGGGTTCGGAGCCACCCATCCACCAGGTCCAGCCGCCCCGCATCCAAAAATGACATGGTTTGTGCGGCCTGTCGCGCTGATTGTCTGACCGGTAACGGCCGTCATGGTCGCTGCCGGAGCATCCTTATCTTTTGGGTTTGGCGTTGTTCCTGTTCCTGCGGTCGAGGCGGTGGTCATTCGGCAGATACGGAAAACGATGCCCGAAATTGCGGTCAAGGCATTAGCGCGACCGATGACATAAACGCCCTGTAGCGACCCTATTCGAGCCGGAAGCGTGATCGGAGGCTTGAAGGAGATGGCCCCGGTTTCGGTGTTAGGCGTCGCGCTACAGGTCGAAACGCCGGGAGTCGCTAGGGAAGAAGTATAGACGAACATCGTTGCTCCTTTTCTTTCTGTTCTGCGGCAATTTCCGCCCAGAACCTTTCATCGGGAACCATCATCGTTCCGGTAATCGCGCCATAGGTTTCCGCACATGGATCACAAATATAAAAAGCGAACTCTTCCCGGTTCGGA